CCTCCGCGCCAATCGGTTAATCCTTGGCAGTTGACCGCGCTGTTGCTTAAGTTGCTGCACGTACGACAGGGCATGGACCGACACTGCCTGAGCCATGAGCTCAGCGGCTACCTTAGTGCCAGCCGTAGCGCCTAGGAAAGCACAGTATTCGCGAATGATTGAAACGTAGGTGCGTTGCGTCGTCGGCGCCAAATGAGCCAGCCAAGCGGCAACTTTAAGCCACAAAACATGACGTTCTGAAAGGTCTCGAATCAAGCTCATCCAATTCACGCTGACGGTATGGGTCGGCAGACCCGTAACGTGTCCTAAGTAAACGGTGCGACAAATTCAGAACAACCAACTGCGGGAGAATCCGCAAAATCGAGGTCAACCTATTGTCCAAATAGCAGACGGGGCAACAATCTCAATGACGTGTATCATAGAGAGAGACACTAATATGACACTTTTTGTAGAAAAAAGCCCCCTGAAAAGCCTCACGATATGGGGATCCTTACTTAGTCTGGGCAGCGGTTTGGAGATGCTTCACCAAACTCTTAGCGTGGTCCCAGTAGAGGCGCTGCCGCCGAAGGCAGGGACAGCTGTTACGGCGACCTTAGGCATTTTAGGCGCTATCCTGTCGATCATAGGTCGCTTAAAAGCCAACACAAAGATCCGAGTGTAAGCCGTGGAAAAGAAGAAAAGGCGGGAGGGGCGCCCCAGCAAGCTTGACGACTCACAGGTCATCGAGCAGGCAGGCAGCCTTTACAGACTTTTCGGTGCAACAGATGAGCAGATAGCCAGCTTTTTCAAGGTTACTGCGCGCACCGTCGAGAATTGGAAAAAATCGAATCCTGAGTTTTTTCAGGTCTTAAAGGACGCTAAAGCAGAAGCGGACGATCAGGTCGAGCTCAGCTTGTTTAAGCGCGCCAAAGGCTACACGCGCACTGTAGAGCGCCTCGGCCCTGGGGGTGTCGTGGTGCCGTGCGTGGAGGAGATGCCGCCCGATCCAGTGTCGTGCATCTTTTGGCTGAAGAACCGGCGCCCTAAGCAGTGGCGCGATAAGCAGGACATCGAGCAGATCAATCCTCAGCCGATGCAGCTCCAGTTTGTAGACGCTCCGAAGCAGGAAAGCATGACCGAGTGGCTAAAGCGCAGGGGGCAGGATGAAAAGCCCTCGTGACTTTGACGATGCGCAGGTGCTCTTTAAGGCTGCGCTCACCGATTCATTCAATATGCTCACCGCCTCAAAGGATCCGCTTTGGTTAGAGGCTGACGCCAAAACAAGAAAGCATCTCGCGCGCATGGTGGCCGAGAACCGCATGGTGGCGCTGGGATATGTGCCCTCCAGCTGGAAGTACACCGGCACCTGTCAGAAGTGCGGGCCCGTCCCGCTTGAGGAGCCAACGGATCAGGAGCTCGTAGGGTGTCCGTGGTGCGCTAGTGGTTCAAAGCCAAGCGTTTATTGCTTTGTATGATGAGCACGTGGGCACCGCAGGAAGGGCCGCAAGCCGAAGCCATCACGGCGACATGGTGCGACGAGCTGTTCTTTGGTGGCGCTCGAGGGGGAGGGAAGAGCGACTTTCTCCTGAATGATTACGCACAAGACATCAACCGCTACGGTAAACACTGGCAGGGGATCTTGTTTCGTAAATCCTACCCCGAGCTTTCAGGTCTCGTGCAGCGCTCTCACTCCCTGTGGAGCCAAAGCGGAGCGGAGTGGAAGGAGGCAAAGCACCAGTGGCAGTTCCCTAACGGGGCTATCTTACGCTTTCGACACCTCGAGCGTGACATCGACGCGGGCCGCTATCAGGGGCACCAGTACCCGTGGATTGGCTTTGACGAGCTCACCAACTGGGCGAGCCCCACCGCTTACAACATGCTCAAGGCGTGTCGCCGCTGGGCAGATGCGGAGCTTCCGACAAAGCGCGTTCGCGCATCTGGTAACCCTGGGGGAGCGGGGCACCAGTGGGTGAAGGGGCGTTTTATCGACCCAGCGCCATCGGGCTTTCTGCCCATGCAGGATGACGAGACAAAGTGGTGGCGCATGTTTGTGCCTTCTCGTGTGAGCGATAACCGTATCTTGCTCCAAAACGACCCTAACTATATCAACACGCTCAAGGGTATCGGCTCGAAAGAGCTCGTTCGCGCGTGGTTAGAGGGCGACTGGTCGGTTATTACCGGCGCGTTCTTCGATTCCTTTGAGACTACCCGCAACGGCAAGCCGTGGCACGTTATCCAACCGTTTGAGATCCCAGAGCACTGGCCCCGCTTCACGGCGTACGACCATGGCTTTGCGTCCCCGTTCTGCAACTTATGGCTCGCCGTATCGGACGGCACGGTACCCTACATCCCTAAGCATTCTCTAGTGGTGTACCGAGAGTTGTATGGGGCCGTGGGTCCGAATGAGGGAATGAGGCTCACCATCCGAGGGATTGCCGACCAGATACGGGCCCACGAGCTACCCGAGGAGAAAATAGAGTACCGGCGCGCCGACCCGTCGATCTTTAGGAATGAGGGAGGCCCCACCATCTCGGAAGAGTTTGGGCGCTTTGGCGTTTTCTTCACGAAAGCAGACAACAACCGCCCCGCGGGATGGCAGCAGCTACGGCTTAGGCTAGAGGAATCTGAGGGCGCTCCGCTTCTCCAAATCTTTTCAACCTGTAAACACCTGATCAGAACCTTGCCCGCTTTGCAGCACGATCCAACTAAACCGGAGGATCTTGATACGAAGAGCGAGGATCATGCGGCAGACGCTCTGAGGTACGGGTTAATGTCTCGCCCGTATTTTAGAGCTAAGCCGCGCCAACAGGAGCCAATTCGCGGCGTTGAGCGTGCAAGCTTAGAGGAACTTTGGAAATTACAACCGACCAAGAAGAGAACGTGGTAGCCCAAGGTGCTGAGCTTGTGCGAAAGCTTCAGGGGCTCGGGAAACTCTACGACAAAGAGTTTGAAAAATGGGTTGCTGAGTGTAAGCGTATCACCCGCCGCTACCGTTCCGAGCGCGGCACGGGGATGGACTACGACGAGGATCCGACCGCGTGGTTTAACCTCTTCTGGGCCAACTTGCAGACCGCAGCCCCAGCGCTTTACGCGCGAACTCCAGTTCCACAGGTGGAGAGACGCTACAAGGACCGAGACCCTGTGGCTCGCGTAGCCGCTGAGATCCTCGAGCGTGCTATCCGGTTTGAGATTAAGAACTTTGACTTTGACGGAGCGGTAAACGCAGCCGTTCTTGACCGGCTCCTCTACGGGCGAGGCATCGCTCGCGTGTTCTATGAGCCTAAGTTAGCGGTGGTTGATGGCGTTGAGGTGAAGCAGTCTGAGAGCGTTCGCGTTGGCTACATCCAGTTGCAGGACTTCAAGCACTCAAGCGCTCGGATATGGGACGAGGTCACACAGGTTCGCTTTCGGTCTTACCTATCGCGCGAAGAGGCTAAGGAGCGCTTTGGGAAAGAAAAGGCTTCAAAACTGAAATTTACCCACGTCCCTGAGACGATGGAGGACGAAAGGACGTTCTCAAATGGGGAGCAGGGGGACTTTAAGAAGGCAGAAGTGTGGGAGGTCTGGGATAAGCCGACCCGCATGGTGCTCTGGATCTCAGATGAGCTTAAGGACGAGCCGCTTGATATGCTGTCCGACCCGCTCGGGCTCGAGGGCTTTTTCCCTATCCCCAAGCCGCTCTACGGTACGCTCACAAACGACAGCCTTATCCCCGTTCCTGACGCTCGGCAGGTGAAAAAGCTCTACAACCTGCTCGATGACGTAGAGGCAAAGATTGGAGCGCTTACCACAGACCTTCGCGTCGCTGGTCTCTACGATGCCTCAATGGAAGAGATCCCGCGCCTTGTAAGCGGTGGGGACAAGCTGATCCCCGTCCGCAACTATGCAGCCCTCAAGGCGCAGGGCGGAGTCGTCGCGGCGATCGAATGGTGGCCACTTGAGCAGATCGTTAATGCGTTGCAGGTGCTTTACCAGCAGAAGGAGCAGACGAAGAACGACATCTATGAGGTCACTGGCTGGGCCGACATTATGCGGGGGCAGTCAGACCCGAACGAGACAGCAGCAGCTCAGCAGCTCAAGGGGCGGTTCGCGTCGATTCGGTTGACCAACTCCCAGAACGATGTTCAGCGATTCTGCCGTGACCTCATCGCGCTCATGGGCGAGATAGTGGCTGAGATGTTTGAGCCGCAGCAGCTTTTGGCCATGACTGGCCCCGAGTTTGTCCCTGGGGCAAGCCCTGAAGAGAAGCAGCAGAACTATCTGGTAGCTGTGGAGCTCCTTCGACAGGAGCCAACGCGGCGCTTCCGTATTGAGATCGAGACCGACAGCACGCTTGCGATGACCGAAGCGCTTGACCAGCAGGCCCGCGCCGACTTCATGCAGAGCTTGACCGGTGCTCTTCAGGCTTTCGCCCCTCTCATGGAGCAGATGCCAACTTTTGTGCCTGTACTGGGCGAGGCGCTGGGCTTTGTTGCTCGTACTTACAAGGCTGGTCGCGGGCTTGAGGGCTCTATCGAGCAGGCGGTGGAAGCTACCAAGGAGAGGATCTCAAAGATGCAGGAAGCTCCGCCACAGCCTGATCCGAAGATGGCAGAACTTCAGGGCAAGATGGAGCTTGAGCGCTTCAAAGCCGAGCAGGAGATGCAGCTATCGGAGGCGAAGGCTCAGCAGGATATGACGCTGGCCCAGCAGAAGGCGCAACTCGAGTTTGAGAAGGCGCAGGTTAAATCAATGCAGGAACTTGAGGAAACTCGCAACGCTATCGCGCTTGAGCGTGCTCGTCTCGACGCGAACATCCGTGTGCAGGAGGCGCAAGCCAATGCAGATATCGCTTTGAAGAGTATGCAGATTCGCATGGATGCCGCGATAGCAGCTCGGAAGCAGGCGCTTAAGGACGCTGGCATGGAGGAAGAGAAGAAGGAGCCACCAAAGCGCAAGAAGCGAAAGGTGATTCCAAGGGTGGACGACATGGGGCAGCGGTTCTTCGAAGTTGAAGATATTGACGAGCCCGAAGAACTACAAGCGATTGAACAGACAGAGGGGATTTAATCTATGGCAAATGCAATTTACCCAAAAGCAAAGCAGAAGTTTCTCGACGCTCTGATCGATCTTCCCACCGATACCATAAAGATCGCTCTTATCGACACGGGGAGTTACACCTACAGCTCGTCTGATGAGTTCTGGTCAGCGGCAAGCGCAGCACAGGTGGGAACCTCGGCTACCTTGGCATCTAAGACGATTACCGACGGAGTTTTCGATGCCGCTGATGTAACCTTCACGTCAGTCTCGGGGGTAAGTGTGGAGGCGCTGATCATTTACAAAGACACGGGAACGGCATCCACTTCGCCCGTTATCATGTTCATCGACGTGGCGGCGAGCGGCTTACCGGTGACGCCAAACGGGAACAATATCGACATTCAGTTCAGTGCTTCGGGAATCTTTGCTTTGTAATAGGAAACGCATATGGCGGATAATGTAGGATATACCCCTGGGACAGGTGCAACAATCGCCGCTGATGATTTAAGCGGAGTTCTTTATCAGCGTGTTAAAATATCAGAAGGCGCTGACGGTAGCGCTACCGATGTTTCTGCTGCTAATCCAATGCCAAGCTCAGTACCTGGTGCTGTATCAGCAACCATACTTAGCTTAACGACAGCAGCGACAGGCTCAAACTACACGGCCTTTGCTATTACGACTTGCCAATCGCTCGACATTGTAAACACCTCATCCGTTGCTATCGAGTACCGCAGAGGTGGAGCTGGTAACGCGATGACCATCCTTAGTGGCTCTTCAAGGCTTGTGGTCGGAATTACTAACGCTAACGAAATTGATGTCAGGCGAGTAGACCAAAGCAATACGCAGATAACCATTCCTGCCGAGGCTATCGTTATATGACGGGAACCTTAACGAGGCTACCTAGTGGTGGTCAGCAAATCATTCGTGAATACACGGCTGGAACTACTTGGACTAAACAGC